CGCAATCTTCAATGAACTGTATCATCATGTTGATTTTATCCAGGTCCAGCTCATCCTGCTTTGCTTCCAGGTATGCAATTGTCATCCTCTCTTTTGCAAATGCAAGGTCCATCACAGGTTCTGGTGCATGGTAAATTCCATTATCAACAATCTCCTGGATACGCCACTCTACGTCACGCTCAAGTACATCATACAAACTGGTGACTGATTCCAGATCTGGAAAGTCCAGCAACCTCACTATATGCTCTCTCTGGTTAATAACACCATTTTGGATCAGCTCTGTCACGGCCTGGAGACGTCCTGCAGGAGTCGAAGGCAAAAGTGATACTGGATAGGCCTGGAGTATGTAATCATTCTGTGCCATTTCCACATCACGGAAATCTATCTCTTCTAAGGCATGTCCTTTGATCCCACGAACAGGAAATGAGCCTGACTCCTTCACAATCTCCCTTGCAAGATCAAAGAACCACTCTGCAGCATCCATAAAACTTTTCTCAAAACGCTGCCCCACTGAAATAAATCTCTCAGTTTCAATATCGTGATATGTCCTCAGTGCAGCACCGGATTCCAGACCTGGTGGTTTTCTTCCTGTTGCACTGAGTTCACTTATGCCTGCAATCTCATAGGCTTTTTGAAACAGTCTCTCCATGTGGCTATAAACTTCTGGATGCATTGCAGTTGGATTGTAGCTGGTGGGTGGCTGCCCCACATAGTTTACAATTGTGCCAGGTACATTCCTGAGCCTGGATTCCACTACCCTTGATCCATGCTGAACAAATAACCAGGGTACACTGAGAAGGTGCATACTCTGCTGAATCCTCAATGCCAGTTTGTTAATTTCCATCTGGATATTCTTCAGCTGCTCTGCCAGTGAGATTCCTGCAAATCCAATACAGGCATCACCCCAGTGCATAAACACAAATGGATAGTTGGTGTAATTATACTGCTCATCTTCCAGGATCACAGTTTCCATGTGGATAACGTGCCTGCCATCGTCTGAATCATTCATACTTGGCAAGTGCCAGGATTCAACACACTCAACCATCTCTGCTTCATGGCCTTCCTCACTGGTCATAAAGTCCTCATCCTTCCTGGATGCAGCAAACCTCAATTCTTCCTCTCTCTCAGGAAACTGCAATATCAGAGTCTCCAGGGGAATGCTTTTTACCTGGTGCAGTGATGGTGGTTGATCTGCATACATTGCAGCATTCAAGTCCCATAGAATTTCATTGGGAAAAACTCGCTCCACAAACAGCTCAGATCCTTCCCGCCCAATCTTCATGCACGCAACATCAAATATGCAGCTGTCCTGGAAGATTTTGGGCATCACATCATAAATATTGGTCTGGTAAAAGATACCTTCCATTACATCAGATAACCTTCGTGCATTCTGGCGTAACTTATAATCTCCCCTCCTGGTTAAGTACATTGGCTTTGGTTTACTCTTGCCAATTCGTGAAACAAGCGTGTCTGTTATGTTGCCAACAACATTGAGGCGCATCCGGTAGTCCTCCAGGTTCATCCGGTTTGCAGATCCACCCCTCCTTAGATCCTCATAATCCCTTTGGGTGTACATTCTGAGCATATCCAGGTTCAGAGTGTGCCTGGAGACATGATCTTCTCTCAGCTGCAAAATCAGCTCAGTGAGCAAGTTACCCATTTCTGTTTCATCTGTTTCATTCCACCAGAATTTCATTGTACTCCTTCAAGATATTGTTTTGTGATTTCTGCATCACTTTGCTGTTGTTGTGGTTGTTCTGGAAAAGTTATGTCTGGCAGCTCTGGAAAAAATTCCACCTCAATTCCGCAACCTTTAAATTTTGCTACTCTTTTTCCTTCCAGGAAGGTGATTAGTTTGTCTGGATCTGGTAGTTTGAACATTAGTTTGCCAATTTTAACTTATCAAGATTGAATACTCTGATACCATGACCCCCACCCCACATTTCAGGAAGTGTACTATAATCAATTCCATCATAACCAAGTTTGCGTAATTCTTTTACAACTTCTTCCCCAGGTAATTCATCCTGCCATATTTTCATTTCAAATAATTCATTTGCATCAATAAGGTTTAAATCTTCTGCGTAAACCTCATTAACCTTTCCATACAATTTGGCTTCATCGGCATCCGGTGTTATTGTGACTCCTTCGATCCCTAAATCATCTGGTGTAGTGTTTGATTTTAGTGACCCTTTGATTTCTTTTTCGCTACCGTGATAAAACTTTCCCATTGTTGGTTTTGGTTGGTTCAATATTGATTGTGCATCTGATTTAGCCTGGACCTTCTGTGCATCGGTCCTTATATTCATTGCCTTAAATTGTCTGTTGAGTGCATCACCATAATCCACTGCCATTTGTGACTGCCGTAATTTGTCAGTAGGATCATATTTTTCAGGACCAAATAATAAAACTTCGGTGGTATTAACATCTGGATCATAATGCATAAACACCACATCCGGTTCACCTTTATTAAAGGCATTTGCAGCTTTTTTACTCCAACCCACTGGTGCTTCTGCATCACTCCAAGGTAATCTGGAAGAAATTTTGAATCCTGCCTGGGAATAGAAACGTGGAAGTGCCACATCAAAAGCATCCAGCTTTTTTCCACCTTCCTGAACTGCAAGCAGCATCATTGTTGGCGAAATTCCTCTATATTTGGATTTTTTATGGTTGAACACACTGACAATATCACCATCAGCTTTAATGGCAAATCCTGCTTTATTGTCTGGTGTAATAAAAAGTTTCATCTGCTGATACTCTTCTGGAGAGTAAGCAAAAACAGATGCACCTAATTCTTTGTGGGATTCTTTTGCCTTGTTGATTGCGTTGGCAAAACGCTTTGAAGATATTTTGTTGGGTTTTAGTTGGGAGACTTTTTCTGGAAAGTTAATTCCATATGACCTGAGTTCTGCCAACTTTTTTTCAGGAATCTTAAATGTGCTTAGTTCATTTGCAGCCAGTCCTCTGCTTCCTCTGGCGAAAAACCTCTTCGGATCAGATCCTCCTTCATCGGGTCTGATTTTATTTCTGATGCCTGTGTAGTATTTGGGGACTGTTGTGCTTCTGTAGAGTTCTTCAAGCTCATCACCAATGGTTCCAAGAGTCCTGCCTCCGTAAGTACCTTGACTGCCTGCTGGTCCTTGCTGGACAACTTTGGGAATTGTTGCGAGTTTGTTGATTTGTTTGCCATATCCTGCTCCCTTTAAAATTTCTGAATATCTACCTGAGCTTAGTAGTATTGCAAAATCTGGTACATTTGCAATACTTTTCTGAAGATTTTTTGTATCCTTCATAATTTCAGGAATTGTTCGCAGTTCTCCAGCTGCTCCTCTTTGCTCCATTACTGCCTTAACAAAGGACCAGGCTGTTTCCTGTACCTCTGCCCCTGTCCACTTGCCAGAAACTGCTTTACTCTTGGTTAGAATCTCTGCTGCTTCCCTGTGCAGTGCCGATGATGCAATATATCCTGGAGACTTATATCCTAACTCATCAGTAACAGTGTATTTCTTATCACCGGCAATTGATGGTTTTGTACGTTCAAGAGTAAATTTACGCCTTGCCCCACCAAACACTCTTTGGACTACACCAACAGCTTTACCTTCCCAGGTGTCCTGCGTGATTTCTGTAGTATCTCCCAATATATTCTGCCTGAAAGAATTTACCTTTGCACCGGAAAGCCGAATGGAATCCCCTTTCCTGCCTGAAAGTGACCGTACAGAGTTTGGTATCCAGGCATCCATAACAGACTTCCTTCGGACCAACTCTGCATTCTGGGGTGATGCTTCCTGGAATGTTCTGATGGTTGCAATCATTTCATCTTCACTTCCAATAGGTAAATCAAGATCTTTAGAAAGTTTTTCAAGTGCTACCGCACCACGGTTTTCCAGTGGAGTCTTACTAACTCCATCACCCATGATGCGGATAATCTCATTTCGATTAGTAGGTCTACCGGCTTTTATCCATCCTGCCCAGATATTCAAAGCATTTTCCAGGTTACCTTCTACAGATATTTGTGGAGATGTAGATGCAAGCAAAGCAGAGAATTGTTCAACATCATCCTCAAACACTGTCTTGAGTGCCACACTGGTATCTTCATACCAACCTTTTTTTGCCACTCCTGCTGATGCCATTGCAGCAATTTTCTTTGCATCTAACCTAGATCCTCCAGGCAATATTCTTGGATCACCAACTGATGTTGCAGTGCCTGCCCTTGCTTCTAATAAATCTGTTATTTTACCAATTGTCTGGGGTTGCATCAGTTCTATTTCTTCTTTGGTAAAATATTTCTGCATACCCTGAACTGCAGGATCTGCTTCCTCAAATGCCTTTATCAAAGATTCTCTAACTTCAGCAGTTTCTCCACCATATGCTTTGAGTTTTCCACCAGTTTTCTTCAGACCTCCAAACATGGCTGCACCCACTCCAAGTGATGCAAGCTTACTTGCTCCAAGTTTACTCAGAAGTACAGCTGCCTGTGCTTTTGCTGTTGGACTTGGTGAACCAAAAGAACCAATCATACCTGGCACAGACTCTGGATCTAAACCAATTTTCTCTGCTGCCCACGGATATGTGCCTTTATACTCAGGATTTACCACTGGTGGAGGAGTTTCTGGTATTCCACCACCTCTTGGGCGCATAGTAGCAGCTTTATAACTTGCCGATGGTGTCAATACCCCCTGTGAAACTCCTTCTGCAATATCAATCGGGGCAAACATTCCTGCCACCAATCCTTTTGCCATTTCAGTGGAAACATTACCAACTGGATAACCCATTGCACCCAAAATCTGCTTTGCAAGCACCCCATAATCTGGTTTTTCGCTGTCCAAATCCTCCTGGCGTACTTCTGGAGATGGTTTTGAGCGTTCAAGCATCTTTTTGGCATCTCTTTTCTGCATAGAACGCATTATTGGATGCATTGGTTTGTATTGCTGCTTTGCTTGTGCCATAGTCTAATTTATTGTCTCATAAACCGGATCTGGGCCGTGTTCGTCCCACCAATTGTCAACATCCTGTACTATTTTTGCCTCTGCTGCATCTTCCATTCGCTTCTCTTCTGCCCTGAACCACTCATCTGAGCCTAAAAGTGGCTGGAATGTCTCTGCCTGGTGCAAAAATGCCAGAGATTCACGCCAGACATACAACATTGCATCACAAGCATGGTTCTCACAGTCACTGCGCTCTATAAATCTGCCCTTGGTACGCTCATTTAGATCCCACTCCAGCAACTCCAGCTCATCAATCAGCAGCTGGTTCTCCTCTGTATCCAGAATCTGCAGCTTGCCCTTCTTAAAGTCTGAATTAAGCAGCTCAATGTGGTCATGTTTTGCCCTTTTCTGAGCCGGTAATATAGAGAGCGAAAAACGCTTTGACAGTTCCTCAACCACCATCTTTCCAAGACCTCCGGTATCTGCAACAATACGCTCAAATTCATATTCGTTATCCAACCAACGGATCTTTTTGCCAATATCGTCACTGGTAAGGTGAGTGAACTTGGAAACCTCCAGGACATAAGTCTCTGGATGAATGTCACTCCAACAGATAACAACAAATGCAGTAGAATCAACAAACCCCAGATCAATCCCCAAAGCATAATGGAAATCCACATCCGGCAGCTCTTCAGCCAGGTTCCTAATCTTGTTAAACTGGTAAACCAAAGAGTTTTCATCACGAACCCACTCTCCCTTGTACTCCCGCCTGAATGTTGCATCACTTTCTGACCAGTGGTTTTCTACCTTCTTACGCTCCAGCCACTCCCTTGCACCAGGTAAGTGCGGATTGTCCATCAGTGTCCAGGCATGTGACTCCCAGGGACTCTTACCCAAATTGTTGCAGTCATAGTAAAATCCTGCAGCTGATGCAGCTGGTGTCCCAAACATCCAAATGCTGCCGTCCAGATCCAAAGATGCTGGTTCCAGAATATCGTCAATTAATGTGGCTAAAGTGGAAGACTTGATACTCTGTGCTTCATCAATTACTGCAAGCGCATACTTTGGTCCTCTGAACTTCTCAATCTCATTTGCATCCTGGCAGCCACCCATTATGATCTGAGAACCATTTGGAAACCTGACAGTTAAACTGTTCTCCAGGAACTCCATTCCAAAGGCATACTGCCGTTCTATCTCACGCAATGTGGTCCAGACAATACGCCTGGCGTTCTTAATAGACAGGGTGATGTAGGGAACCAACAAATTGTCATTGTTTACCGCTGCACTAATTAACCCCACTGCAGCTAAATGCGTTTTCCCTGCACGCCTGGAACACCTGGCTAATTTCTTTTTTTTGGGGGAAATCAAAAACTCTTTCTGAAAAGGATGCAGAGAATTCTCCAAACCTCCGCAC